GCCGTTCCTAATACCGGGTTCCAGGTTCCGCCGTTTTTTCTTCTGCGGGTTCCGGGTTCCATGTTCCCGGTTCCGCCTTTTCCTTCACCGCCTTCTAGGCGGTGACCCACACCGCCGCCAGCGTGTTGCCGGGAACCCACTGCACCGTGCCGCGAATGCCCCAGGCGCTGACCACGCCGCCGTCCTCGCGGCTGCGAACCATGTAGGGTTCGGGCAATGTGTGGAAATAAACCTTCAGCAGGGTCTCGGTCGTGGAGGCGCCCGCGTCGCCCTTGGTGGTCAGCACCAGGCTGGCGGCCGTCGCGCCCTTGAGGGCCCGCAGGGCGGCCGGGTCGCGGCCGATGAGTTCCACATCCACGCGGTAGCGGGCCACGTCCACCTTGGCAGGCCAGCCGGCGGTGGCAGGTTTGCCGGGGTCCTCGTGGACGATGGTTGGCGCCGTTATCCGGGCCGCGAGCGCCTTGCGGATGGGGGCTCCGCCGAACGTCGCGGACACGAGGTACAAGGGCATTGAATCGTCTTTTGCCATTACTCAACTCCAAGTAGGAAGGCGGAAGGCGGAAGGCGGAAGTAAGAGCTTCGCGTTTTTTATCTCTTCACTTCTGCCTTCAGCATTCCGCATTCTGCCTTTCTTCTCACGCCACCGCCTCGGTCTTCCACATCAGGGCCAAGGTGTCGTTGTCTGTCCATTCGGCCGTGCCGAGGATGCTCCATGCGCGAACCGTTCCGCCATCCTCCCGCGAGCGGACCTGATACGGCCCGCCGTAGCTGTGGAAGACGACGTTCTTGATCGTCTCGGTTTCGGGCAGGCCGGCGTCGCCCTTGGTGGTCAGCACCAGGTTGGTGGCCGCCGCGCCGACGAGGGCGCGCAGGGCCGAGGGGTCTCGGCCGAATAGCTCGATGTCGATCCGGTCTCGGGGGCTATCCACCACCGCCGGCCCGCCCACCTCGGCCGGGTCACCGGGGTCCTCGTGCGTGGTCGGCGTGGTCCTGATGACCACCGAGTGGAGCTTGGCGATCGCCCCACCATAGTGGGTGCCCGATTGCACGTACAACGGCACGCTGTAGCCTGGTGTTGCCGACATGTGTCAAGTCCTTTCATTCTCAATGAAGAATGCCAGAGAAGAATGCCACGAATGCCAGAGAAGAATGCCAGAGAAGAATGCCGCGAATGCCAGAGAAGAATGCCAGGAATGCCAAACGGTGCAGCGGCGCCTTGGCTTGGCATTCATGGCATTTCTGGCATTCGTCATTCATGGCATTCTTCTCTGGCATTCTTCTCTGGCATTCTTCTCTGGCATTCATGGCATTTCCTAAAGATTCCCTTCGAACGTCAGCCGCATGGCCATCGAGGCGGTGATCGGCACGTTGGCCACCTGGAAGTGGTGGCCCGCCTGCCAGCGGCCCAGCTCTATGCCCGCCCCGAACGTGCCCGAATCGCTCAGGGCATCCAGCTTTTCCTGCACGGCCTTTATCAGGTCGGTAAGGCTGGCGTTGCCCGCGCCGGCCTTGGTGCGGTGCACGATCCGCAGGATGGCATCCACCTTCCACAGCGGGGCGGCCGAGCCGCCCGATCGGCTCGCGCCGTCAAACAGTATTCCGACCAGCGGGTAGCGGTTCTCGCCCAGCGGGTCGTGGAGCTGCTGCTCCACGGCTTTGACCGTGCCGGCGGTGACGAGCTCGCCCAGCTTGGTCACCATCGCCGCTATCGCCGTGTCGATTTTGTTGGCCATTTAAGAGGAACCTGGAACCCGGAACCCGGAACCCGGAATCGCTACCGCGGTACCAGTGATCCGCTCATATCCGACTCGCAGAGGCGCGAGGCTTTGTCGATAAGGCCGAGGGCTACATTGCCGAGCGCCTCGACGACGGCGATCTGGTCATCGGCCGGCAGGAACCGCAGCTCCGCCAGAATGCTCGCCCGGATCGCCGTCATCGCCTTTTTCGCCTTTCCGCTCATTTGCCTTATCTCCTCTGCGCTCTCTGCGTGCTCTGCGTTGAACCTTCTTCTTTTTCTTCCTTAAGCAGCTCGTTCCAAAAACTGCTGTAGTTCCATCAGCAGCACCCTTGCCATTTCGGGCGCGGCCCGCTCGACTCCCGTCGAGAGCCAGTGCGTGGCCTGGAGCGTCACGCTGGCAAGCAGCACCCAATGGCACTCGACCGTGTCGCCGGTCACCCTGGCCAGGATGGGCGGCTTGCCGGGCCGCTTAATCAGCACCAGGCCGTCCATCTCTCGCGGGCTGTCGTGCATCTTGGCCTCGTGGCTTACCGGCACGGCCAGGGCCCTGGCGTTCTTGGGGTAGATCGTTCCGCCCCACTCCTGGATGCCCGCGTACACGGCGGCGGGGTAGTTGCCCGGCACGCCGATGGCCCCTAAAGGCTCGGACTCCGAAAGCATCCAGCCCTGGACGCTCTCGGCCAGGCCGCCACGTCCGGCCTCTCCCGGCGTGAGGCCCAGTTCGCCCATCTCCATATACTCGGCGACCTCCTCGCCCCCACGCCAGACGGCCACGCCCAGGGCCGCGCCGACGGCGGCCATCCAGCCATCGACCGCCCGGCCGATCCGCTCGATCGTCGCCCAACTCTCAGGCGTGATTTCGATTGTGGCCAGTGCCATTTGTTTCTCGCGGGCAATCCGTCCGATCCGTCCGATCCGACCGATCCCGTGTTTACACCACGCGGCTGTACCGCCGCATCGTCTCCCTGACTCCCGGCAGCAGGTCATCCTGGGCGTAGCTCTGGACGCTCGCGCCCTGGATGCCGCCGGATGACTGCCCGACGCTCAGCCGCCGGGTGAAATAGAACTGGCTCTGCTGGATCGCCGCCTCGTTGATGTCGCCCGGCAGGGCCGCCCACTGGGCGATGGCCGCCCAGTGCGTCGGGTCGGCCGCCGGGGCGGTGGCGCCCGTGACGGCCAGGATGCAGGCGTACAGGATGCCGCCGCTGCTGACGGAGTTGCCGGCGACGTAGGCCGCGCCGGACACCCATGCCGACGCCGACCACGCGGCCTTCGGCGTCCAGTGCGTCGCGTCGGCCGGCGGTGCGGTGGAACCCGACACGGCCAGTATGCACTCGTAGATGCAGCCCAGGTGGGTTACCACGTCGCCCGCGACGTAGACCGTGGCGGCCACCCAGGGCATCGCCAGCACATATCCGCCGACGTATGTGACCTTGACGGTCTCGGCCCCGGCCAGCCATCGGCCGATGCGGATGAGCCGGCCGCGCGGCAGGTTGGCGTAGTAGTCCGTCAGGTTCACCAGGGCCGTTGCCGTGGCGTGCGCGCCCTGGACGGCCTCGGTGATGCTGGTAATGCTCACCACGGGCCGGGCGGCCAGCCAGAGAAACATAACGCCGCGATCCGGGCTGAAGGTCTCCACCACCGTGGCCTTTTCCAAACACGCCACGCCGTCGACGACCCGGCCGGCCTCGCGGGCCAGCATCTCGCTGACGTTGCGCAGGATGGTGTCGATCACCGCATCCCACTCGGTGTCGGTGGCCGGCAGCTTCATCCGGTCCTTGACTTGTTGCCTTGTGGCCAGCATGGCTTTCGATCCGACAGATCCGACGGATCAGACCGATCCGTCCGATCGATTACTTGTTGACGGCCCCGTCGCCCGTCTGCTGCGTGTTGACGGCCCCGTCGCCCGTCTGCTGCGTGTTGATCTCCGTGACATCCTGATCGCCTACCAGGCGGGGCACGCCGTTGTCCGGGCGGGCGGCGACGGCCAGGACCTCGATGTAGTCCTTGCCGTGCAGGGCCGCGTCGGCTTCCAGGATGACCGCCTCGACGGGCACGATGTTGCGGCCGTTCAGGACCGGCCGAAACGCCAGCCCGCCCAGTCCGATTGCCTTGAAGATCCGCACTCTGACCCAACGATTCGATGCGTCCGTTGTCTGCTTTGCCATTTGCCTTTTCCTTTTAACTGCCAGATCACCACGTTGCCCGCCGGCACGAGCAGGGCGAAGGCCCTGCTCGTGCCGTGGCGGTTGTTCTACTTGCCGGGCCTACCGGCTACTGCCGTCTCATCCTTCAGCCGCCCACGTGCCGGACTGGCGGACGATACTCCAGATCGTCGCCGCGCCGCCGGTGATGATTATGTAGTCGCCACGGGCGGCCGTGGCCTTGGTGTTTATCCGGTCCTTGTTCGCCACGCCGGCGGCGCCCATGCCCTGAATCTTGTCGGCGGCGGCGGGGCTGAGCGAGATCTGCACCGTAGTGTCCGGGCCGTCACAGACGAAGGTATAGGTCACCCCGGCCGCGACGGACGGCAGGGTGATTACGGCGTCGGCCGTCACGTTGTAGACGGTGCCCGAGTCATTGACTGATGGGCTGATGGCGCCGGTTACCGCCGTCATCGTGGCATTGAGGCCGGGGGCCTCCGAGGCGACTACGATGACGTCGATCGTGGCGTCGGCGGCGCCGGCCGTAAGGGCGATCGCGCCTGCTCGCTGCGCCAGGGCCAGCGAGTGGTTGAGCACATACGCCTTCCCAAGGAGGCCGGGGCAGAGCAGATCGCCGACGGCCACTGCCTCGCCGGCGGTTAATTTGGCTTCGCCGCCGGGCGGGGTGTAGCTGGTCATTCCGTTGGCCGCCGCCGTCTTGGCGCAGATGCCGACGGTGGAGTCGCCGGCCGCCACGGCCGGAGTGATGACGCCGGCCGTGGTGAACTTAACGAACCGATTGGCCGTCACGCCGGCCGTGTACGCCTTGGCCGAGATGTTCGGCACGCCGCCGCCGGCGTAGGCCGCGCGGGCCGGTTCGAGCACCGAGATGCCGACCAGGCCGGAGACGATCAGGCCGATGAGGATGAGGGGGATGATGGACTTTTTCGCGATTCGCTTCATGGTTGTGCCTTTCTGTTTTGGCCGGCTCCCGGCGGGCCGTTTGGCCCGCCGGGGCCGGCTGTTTCTTTTTCATCCGACGGATCCGACCGATCCGACGGATACTGCTTTTACCGGCTGCCGGCTGCCGGGTACCCGGTTCCCGGTTCCCGGTTCCGTTGTTCTTCTTTCGGCTACGTCGTGGTCTTTGCGGTGACCACCGCGTTGGCCTCGGCCTCGGCGATCGCCACGTGCATGAGCCCCTTGTAGGCCGTCATGTCCTCGGCGAAGTAGGCGTGCTCGGAGCGGTCGATGGTCACGCCGGCGATCATGCCGACGTACATCGCCAGCCGCATGTCGCCGAAGATGCCGTACTTCACGCCGGCCGTGACGGCGGCCTTGGCGGGCATCCTGCTGGCGATGGTGAACGGGAAACCATCGAGGTTGGCCGGGAAGCCCGCGCTGCCCCGGTCGAAGATCGGGTCGCCCGCCGTGGTGCGCTTGTGGCTGACGCCCATGAGCACCGAGAGGCTCATTATCCAGCGGGCGTTGGGCAGGGCGTAGGAGTAGACGATCCCGGCGATGACGTCGTCGATGTCCTGCGGGTCCAGCAGGACGATCGTCGGGTTGCCGGCGGCCGCCGCGACGCTGGCGATCGTCGCGGACTGGAGGATCCCGGTGAAGCCGCCGTGGTCGGCGGTGCCATCTCCGTTGAGCACGGTGTGGTCGAGCCTGTCGGCCATCGCGTAGGTGATGGCCACGCCGATCAACTGGCCCAGGGCCGCCAGGAGGCCCGGATCGCGGAGCATCTCGTTGGGCACGGCCGTCAGCGTCCCGACCTTCTTGGGCGTCAGGGTGACGGTGGTGAACGTGAGGCCGCTGCGCTGGACGGCGGCGGCCTGGTCCGTCCAGTAGCTCGTCAGGCCCGCCGTCTGCTTGGGGTACGTGGTCGTGCCCATCGTGTTTAGCGGCACGCGGTTGCAGAGGGGGAACACCTGGCCGACGGCCTCGACGTTGCGGATCAGCTCGGCGCGGAACTCGTTGCTCATCAGCTCGCCGCCGGTGGTGGAGCCGTAGTCGATGTCCGCGCCCGCCTTGCTCTGCTTGAGCACATCGTCGGCGATCTCGCGGATGCGTTTGTGCAGGTCGCCGTCGGCGGGGTTGTGGATCCGCGTGGCCGCCCACGCGCCGAACCGTGCGGCCGTCTCGTCGCTGTAGAAGGCCCGCTTGTCCTTGAGCATCTCGACGCGGCGGTCGAGGCCCTCGGGGATGCGGATCTGGCCGCCGCCGTCCATCCGCAGGCCCAGCGAGCGGATCTGGGCGAGCTGCCTGCCGTTGGAGTCCAGGTCGGCCCGCATCTGGGCGACCTGCTTGGCCAGCTCCTCGGTGCCCGCCAGGCCGCCGTCGGCCTCCTTGAGGGCCGCCGAGTGCTGGCCGGCCAGGTCGGTGAGCTTGGCGAAGTCGGCGTCGGTGCCCTTGGCCAGCTCGGCGCCCATGGCGGCGGAGATGTTTCGAAGTTTGTCTAGCGTTGCTTGCATTGCTTTTCCTTTTGCGATGGCCCGGCCTTATCCGTCGGATCGGACGGATCGGACGGATTGGTCCTATGTCGTTTGTCCCCGCAGGGCGTCCGCCGCCCTGCGCATTTCGATTGCCCGCGCCTTGCCGGCCGCCGCTTCGCCGGCCCCGGATGATCCCTCGCGGGCGGAGGCATCCTCGATGGGGTTGACGCTGTCTGGCAGCAGGCTTTTCAGTTCACAGAACTGGCGGTCGATCTCGACGGCCAGGTCGGATGTGATATTGTCGATCGCGGCCTGGAGGAGATTCCGAATCTCAGATTTCGGATTTGAGATGGCGGACTCCACCGCCTCCACGACCAGGGCCTTCAATTGCTCCATCGCCTTTGCGCCGTCGCCATCTTCCATGCCGAAGAGTTTTGCCGACAGCAGTTGGAGGCTCTGGCGGTTGGACGGCACGGGGCAGGCGGAGATCTCCAGGAGCTCGGCCTCCGTGTAGACGGTGACCATGTCCTCGCCCTTGAGCCCGGCCTCGCGGAACGTGTCGGCCAGTTCGGGGTAGGCCCGCAGTGCGTCGGCCACGCTGCCGCGCAGGGCGCGGCGGGGCAGGAAGCCAACGCTGAAGGCGTGCCCCTTGCCCTCGGCGTCGCTGGCGAGCCGCCACCACTGCTCGGCCGCCTCGGTGATGGCGTAGCGGAACACGCACTCCAGCGCCGCCGCCGTGACCCGGGCCGACATCACCCAGCCGATCTGGGTGGGCGCGCCATCCTCCGCCCTGTGGCGGTGGGCGGCCAGGAACGGGGCGTTGGTGGCCAGGAACCGCTTGAGGTCCTTGCGGAAAGCCGAGGGCAGCACGACGTCGCCGTCGCGGTCGAGGTTGATCGTGCTGGCCAGGCCGCTGACCGTGCGGGCGGCCAGGTCTACCGACTTGGCCTGGAGGAACCCCTTGAACATCCGGCCCTGGGCCAGCTCGTCGGTCGGGGCGATATCGAACGTTTTGCAGGCTGATTCCGTGGCGTTATCCATCGGATTCTCCGGGGGAAGAAGAAGAAGAAGAAGAAGGTTTCAACGCAGAGCACGCAGAGGCCGCAGAGGGTTCATTTCTCAGGAGGCCGCTTACCGCCGCGATCTGCACGAACCCCTCGGCCAACTGCGCGGCCAGGATGGTTTCCGTTCTAAAAATATCCTCTGCGTGCTCTGCGTGCTCTGCGTTGGAACTTTCTTTTCTTTCGGGGTAGATGCGTTTGCCGATGGCCATGCACTGGCAGTTGATTATCTCGCCGGGCGGTCCGTTGGGGTCGCGCGGGTAGCGCAACTGCGCCGAACCGATCTGCCAGAGCTCCCCGATGGGCTTGGGATTCGCGCGGTAGCGGACCTCCGCCTCGACGTGCGTCTGGCGGCGGATGCCGGGCCCGCGCGAGTGCACCCATATCTCGTGGGTGGCGTAGCCCTGCTGGGCGGTGTAGCGGCTGTGGCTGATCGCCTGGGCGACCGAGTTGCGGGCGATGGTGTACGCCTGGGCCCTGCGACCCTGCATGACGCCCTGGACTCTGCTGGCGAGTTGGCGGATGGTCTCGCCGGACTCCAGGCCGGTCTGCAATTCCGCGCGGAGCAGGCTGCGGGTGCGGTCGTTGACCAGCGTGGAGATGCGGACCTGATCGCTGCGCAGGCCCTCGATGATTCGCGGGTCGGCGGTCAGTTCGCGCATGGCCTGATCGAGGGCCGCGCCGGCCAGGCCGGCCTCGGCCAGGGCCTGGCGGATGCCCAGCTCGCGGGCGTCGGCCATGAAGACCCGCACGCGGGCCTCGAGCACCTGGCGGCTCTCGGCGGATCCGAAGATGTCGAACAGCACGCGGGCCACAACTTCAGGAGATTTCAACGCAGAGCACGCAGAGCACGCGGAGGATTTTTTCTTATCATCTTCCCCCTCTGCGTTCTCTGCGTGCTCTGCGTTGAGAATGCTTTCTTTCAGCCCCGCGATCACCTTGCGTTCCTGCATCAGCAGGTGGGAGCGAAGCATCTGCTCCATGCCGCGCGCCACGGGCCGCCAGGATGCCTCCCAGGCTTTCCACAGAGACGCGGCCAGGACGTCAACAGCGGAGGGGGCCTTGGCCCCTGGAGAGGAACCCGGAGCCCGGAACATGGAACCCGGAGTTCCGCTGTTTGCTTTTCCCGGTTCCAGGTTCCCGGTTCCCGGTTCCGCCGTTCCTTGCCCCACACTATCGCTATCCGGAGGAGGCGCAACTTCCCCGCCATTCGGCGGTCCGCTGATGTCGGCTGCCGGCACGAGACCGGCGGGCAGATAGCCGATGAGGTGCTGAGGCCGCTCGGGGACGCCCAGATCCAGCATGTCCGACAGGTCCGCCAGGGGCACGCCCTTGGACCACAGCTCCCCGACGGCCTTCATATTAGCCTGGCGCATGGCCTGGTAGACCGGCACATCCTCGAGGTCCGCCCAGACCTCCAGGCCCGCCTCGACGATGGGGGCCACGCCGATGTTGAGGGCGGTGGCGAGCTTCTCGCAGAGCACCCCGGCGGTGTCCTGCCAGAAGCGCTGCTGCTCCGCCGTCACGTACGCGCTGGCGTCGCCCGACGTGCCGAAGAACCCGGCCACGCTCGGCGGCACGCGGTAAACCGCGCAGACCTCCTCGCGGCTTGACTGCTTGACCGTGGGGAAGCCCATGTCCGTCATCGTCTGGGCGATGGCCTTGTAATCGGCATTGCCGAAGAGGATGGCCAGCTTGCGGGCATTGTCCGCCCCGCCGTGGCGCTGCTGCCATGCCTGGCGGATCTGGTCGTTGACCTCGGCGGAATACGGGCCCTCGACCTTGAGGATCCCGCCCGGCTCGCAGTTGTTGGCAAACGAGGCGGCCACGTGCCTGGCGGCGTTGTAATCGGCCGCGATCGACAGTTTGGCCGGATCGTGGGGGGCAAGGCCGACATCCGGGTCATCGGCGTTGAACAGCGTCAGCGTGATGAGCAGCTCTGCCGGCACGGCGTAGCGGCCGCCGTCGGGCCCGGTAAGCTCCCAGCCGTCGATGCGCTTGTACTGCGCCGACTTCTCGTAGAGCGGCTTGGTGGCGCTGCCGGGTATCGGCACGAGCATCGTCGGGCGGCTGCCGACTTCCTCGGCCTTGAGGATGTGTACGCGGCCGCAGGCATACAGGTACCCCACTATCCGCTCTATCCAGTCCCGCTGGGTCAGGCCGGGCATGGGCCGATCGAGCAGGTCCACCAGCAGGCCCCTCTCGACGATCTCGCCCTCGGCCGCCCTGCCGACGATCGCCGCGGTCTTGCGGATGGCTCGCGGCCCGGTCCGCACGTGGCGGAGGTTCCACATGGCCCGCGTGCCGGCGGCCGCCGACCTGCTGACGCGCAGGGGCACGCTGCCGACCGCCCCGGTGATGGCCGAGATGCAGGCGTAGGCCCAGACGCTCTGGCTGGCGGGCCTGGCCGGGCCGTCGTAGGATCGCCCGAAGCCCTCGTTCCAGCCGGCCATCCACTGGCCGGCGGTCTGCCCGAGCGACATCTCCTTGCGCACGGGCGCGGGGTACGAAGCCATCATGGGCCCGCCGGCGGCGAAGCCGTCGGCTGACACGATGCCGGAGAATGTCGAATGTTCAATGTTCATCGTTCAATGCGGAAGTATGAAGGCGGAAGGCGGAAGTGAAGAGCTCCGCGGCATTCCCGCTTTTGTCTCTGACTTCTGACTTCTGACTTCTGACTTCTGCATTCATACTTTCGCCTTATTTCTTCTGACTTCTGCCTTCTGCATTCAGACTTCTGCATTCCGTTACCGCCCCTCGCCGTCGCCTGCCGGGCCCATCGCGGGATCCATTTCCAGCCTGGCGGGGCGCAGGCCGCCCGACGGCGTCTGTACGATCAGTTTGCCTCCGCTGGCGTACAGCACGCCGCCGTCGGCCAGCGTGAGGCCGGGCACGCCCAGAATGTTCATGAGGGCGGGCGGCGAGGCCGGGGAGATCGGCCCGTCGGGCGAGATCGTCGCCGTGTGCACGTCCATGTTTGACTCATCCAGCACTGCCGCCAGGCCGTTGGTCGGGTTCACCCACGCCATGGAGTCCCCGGTGACGATTCGCACCATGCCCAGGGCCGTGGCGATCTCACAGAGCGCCGCGATGCGGCCGCTCTTGTCGTCGGCCGGGTTCGCGGCTGTTTCGTCGGCGGCCTTGAGGAACTGCCGCTTGCGCGCCTTAAGGGCGGAGCTGAGTTTCGGCGCCGTCTTTGCGCCGCCGAAGATGGAATCGGGATTGTCGCGGATCTTGTGGCGGCCGGTGTGCCCGGCGGCTCGCACGCAGCCCTCGTTCTTAGTGTCCACGTTCGTGCATCGCTGGGTCATTGAGCATTGAGCATTGAGCATTGAACATTTCCTTTTCACGCCACGCTCAGGTACGCCGTCGTGCCCGCGATGCCGCTGGCCCGGATGGCCAGGGCGGCCGCCCAGGCGATGTCGCAGTGGCTGTCCGGCTCCAGGGGGTTCAGCCCCTCGGAGATAATCAGGTTCGCCTTGTCGCCCTGCTTCTGCAGGGCGTAGATGTCGGTGGCGATCTTTTTGTACTGGCCCTCGACGGCGGCCGCCGGCAGTGCCATCGAGCCCTCGTCGAAGGCGGTCATCAGGCCCGAGCCGAGTTCGCGTTTGTTGCGCTGGGTGAACGTCACCGGCTGCCAGCGGGAGCCGTACGCCGTGGCCAGCGTCTCGTTGGAGTCCATGCCAAGGCCGGTTGCGTCGCCGCAGCCCACCGCGCGGGGATATGCCGTCAGCAATGACCGGATGATCTCCCGCTGGAGTGCGAAGCTCGTCCGCCGGCAGATGACCAGCTTTGACAGCCGGCGGATGTCGTTGACGCTGTGCGCGTTGACCCAGACAACCGACAGGTCCGCGTGGCGGGCCACATCCCAGCCGATCTCCGGCCGGCCATTGCCTGCAAACATCCGCCAGAAATCCGCCCGCCAGCCGTTGCCGTCGGCGACCTCGATGACATCCAGAGGCAGGCCCTCGACCCGCTGGCCGGCCGCGACGAGCTGCGCCCAGGTGACCAGGGCCTCCATGTCGCCGGTGAACTCGCAGAGGTATTCGCGCCGCCAGCCGGCGTCGTCGCCGTAGAGCTTCTTGAACGTCTCCAGGTCGGTCGGCTTGCCGTTGTTGTCGCGGAGGACGAAATCCTCGGCGATGGATTTGTTGATGTCCTGGAAGTGGACGCTGTAGGTCTCGGGCTGCGAGCATAGCTCGTAAAACTTGGTGTTTTTCCCGCGCGGGGTGCTGATGACGATGACCTGATAGCCCCGCGTGCTCAGGGGGAAGACCACCCGCCAGTGGTCGTAGCCGCCCTTGGGGAACAGGCCGAACTCGGTGAAGATCACGTTGCCGGTCAGGCCGGCCAGGGTGTCGGGGTCGCGGCCGGGAAGGGCCGTCACCGACCCGCCGCCCGGCAGGTGGAGCGTGCGGGCGGTGCAGCGGAAGAGCTGGTCGATCTCGCGGTCCCGCTCCACATACTCCCGCTCGGTGGCCGTGATCTCGGCCCGGCGCTTGGCCGTCGCGGCAAAGGCCGCGGCGATCGCCTTGGCCTTGTCAAAAGTGGCGTCGGCCTGGCGCTGGGTGATCGAGACGATGTACCAGTCCTGGCCGGTGCGGATGGCGTGGTCGACGGCCTTTGCCGCCGCCGCGAAGTCCTTGCCGCGCTGGCGGTGCCAGTTGACGACGATCACCCGCGACGTATCGGCGAACAGCCGCCGCTGGCAGGGGGCCAGGCGGATGACCGACTCCGCCGGATTGCGGATTGCGGATTGCGGATTGCGGATTGTCGCTTCGCCTGTAGTCATACGTTTGGTAGCCGGTAGCCGGTAGCCGGTAGCCGGTTTCCTTTGGTAGCCGGTAGCCGAGAGCCTTACTCTTGCGCCTTCGTCGCCAACGTCAGTTCATTGTCAGGGAGCCAATAGTCGCAGATCGTTCCGATGTTGCTTGCGTAGCGGCAGAGGTATTTTCTCGCGCCATACAGGTCATCCCAGATCCCGATCACGAGAGCCGAGGCCCCCGCGAGGGGATTGATTCGCACGGTGTTTCCAAGTTTGATTTCGTCCATGTTTTTGCCTTTCTTGTCTTTCTCTTCCCGGCTACCGGCTACCGGCTACCGGCTACTGACTTCTCCAAACACCGCCTTGCGGATCTCGGCCAGATCCTCGCCCGTCAGGGCGCCGCCATGGGCCTGGGCCTTGGCCGCCGCCTCGCGATCGAAGGTCTTAATCAGCTCGCCAAGCTGCGCCTTGCGGTACCTGGTCTCGACGTCCTGCCTGCTCAAAATGGCGACGCTGTTGAACATGTTGATAAGCTGGCCGGGCTTGAGGTTGGTCAGGGCCTGGT